TGCGCTTTAACACAACCCTGACAAAGTTCGAGGGATACAACGGGTCTGCCTGGTCAAGCGTTGGCGGCGGTGCAACTGGCGGCGGCAATGATGACATATTTATTGAAAATGGACAAACCGTAACCACGAACTATACAATTACAAACGGGAAAAACGCAGGCACATTTGGCCCGGTGTCTATTGATTCAGGCGTCACCGTCACCGTACCGACAGGCTCGGTGTGGACTATCGTTTAAGGAACAAACATGGCAATCACATTAGACGGCACAAACGGCATCTCCACACCGGATGTGGAACCAACAGGCTCAACTGTCCCCACCAATGGGGTATATCTACCTGCTGCAAACTCGGTAGGAATTGCTACCAACTCAAGTGAGAGGGTTAGGGTTGACTCCTCCGGTAACTTTCTTTTTAACTCCGGTTATGGCTCAGTTGCCACTGCCTACGGTTGCCGCGCTTGGGTGAACTTTAATGGTACGGGTACTGTGGCTATTCGTGCATCAGGCAATGTGTCGAGTATTACTGATAATGGTACTGGCGACTACACAGTTAACTTCACGACTGCGATGCCTGATGCGAACTATTCAGTTGGAGGCTGCCTTGCTGTTGACTTCTCAAATAACGGAAGCAGGGTTTTGAACTTGTCGGGTGCTGCACCAACAACAAGCGCCTGCCGTGTTTCAACAGTTTTACCCGGCACGGGCAATCAAGATTGCCTTTTCGTCGCAGTTCAAATTTTCCGCTGAAAGAACACCATGAATCAACGAATCATTTACCCAACTGACGATGGCGGCGTGGCAATAATTGTTCCTGCTGACTGCGGACTGACCATCGAGCAGATTGCCGCAAAGGATGTCCCTGCTGGCAAACCATTCAAGATCGTGGATGTTGCAGACATTCCATCAGACAGGACATTTAGAGGAGCATGGGAGTATTCAGAATGATTACCATCAACATCGACAAAGCAAAAGACATTGCTCACGACAAACGCAGGGCAAAGCGAGCTGAATTGTTTGCACCTTACGATGCAGTCGTTATGAAGCAAATCCCCGGTAATGACATGGCGGCGGCAGAACAGGCTAGAGCAGATATTCGACAAGCAGATGCGCTGGTGCAGGAGACTATCAATATGGCTACCACACCAGAACAAATTAAAGCCGCATTGGTGGCTTTGGAGGCAGCATGAGTACCATAGCAGTAAATACAATAACAGACGCGAGCGGTGGCACAACAGCCACGATAAATGGCTACACCCCAACCGTGTCTAACATGGCTGGCAGAAACCGCATCATCAATGGTGCGATGGTAATTGACCAGCGGAACGCTGGGGCGAGTGTTGTTGTTGGCTCTGGGGCATTTCCTGTTGATAGATGGTTTTCTGTTGAAGATACTGATGGCGCTTTGACAGCAGAGCAAGTTGAAGATGTACCAGCGGGGTTTGTAAATTCTGTAAAAATAACTACCACTACTGCTGATTCAAGTTTGACTACTACGCAAACCGCACAGTTTATGCAGAACATTGAAGGGTTTAATGTTTCTGATTTAGGTTTTGGTTCTGCATCAGCACAAACAGTTACGCTATCTTTTTGGGTTAAATCAAGTTTAACGGGAACGATGGGCGGCTCTGTGCGAAATGATTCCGCTAATCGCTCATACCCATTTAGTTACACTATTTCTGCCGCAAACACTTGGGAATACAAGACCATAACTATTGCTGGAGATACAAGCGGAACTTGGCTTACAACAAATGGCATTGGAATCAGACTTGTATTTAGCCTTGGTTGTGGGCCGACTCGTTTAGGAACTGCTGGCGCATGGAACGCTAACAATAATACTGGGCCGACTGGAGAAGTCCCTGTTATTGGCACTCTTAACGCTACTTGGTATGTCACAGGCGTACAACTAGAAAAAGGCAGTACCGCAACATCGTTTGATTACAGACCTTATGGTACTGAGTTGCAGTTATGTCAGAGGTATTATCAAGTTGGCTCTTCTGGAGCAGTAGGAAAATTTACATCTACAACTAATTTGGGGTATGGAATTGTTTTTCCTATTCCAATGAGATCAACGCCAACAGTCTCTCATACGGCAAATTATTCTGCTGTTGATCTTGGTGTTGCAGATGTAACAATAACAAATACAACAATTAACGGGTCAAGAATTTCAACTACTGGTGCGGCACTTAACGGGACAACAACGGGCGCAACAAGTGGTGCTATTGGAATAGTATTTAGTAATGGTACTGGTTTTTCTTCGGAGTTATAAATGTATAAACAAGTAAAAGATTTAATTACTGGAAGCATTGCAAATGTTATTGTTCGTATATCCGATGGCGCATCAATCCCATTTGACCCCGCCAACACAGACTACCAAGCCTTCAAGCAAGACATTGCTGAAGGCAAGCCCCTGCAAGACGCAGATGGTAACGAGATGACCGCAGAGGCGGCTCAAGAATATGTGAGGAACCTACCATGAGTAAAGTAGCCATACAGGGGAACGCCAGCGGCACAGGCACATTCACCATTGCCGCGCCGAATAGCAACAATAACCCCACCCTGTCCCTGCCCGATGTAAGCAGCAGTCAGGCATTGGTGAGTGTGGATGCTACGCAGACGCTGACAGGCAAGACGCTGACAAGCCCAACGCTGACAAGCCCAACGCTGACAAGCCCCACAATTGGCGGCACACCAACAGGGGTGGGTGTATTAACCTCTGGCACTGCTGTTGCCTCTACATCAGGTACAAGCATTGACTTTACTGGCATCCCTTCTTGGGTGAAGCGGATTACGGTGATGCTTAGTACAGTTAGTACAAATGGCACATCAAACAAACAAATTCAATTAGGAACATCTGGTGGAGTGGTTACAAGTGGATACTTGTCTTCATGTTCTTTAATTTATGGTTTTCAGCTTTGCGTTGTTGATTCCATTACTAGCGGTTTTTTATTACGCTCAGACCAAGCGTCAGAAGAACTAAATGGGCATTATGTATTTACTTTGCTAGAAAGCAACACATGGGTTGGTTCAACTATTTTTCAAAGTTCTTCCAATACTAGAGTTTGGACAGGCGCGGGAAAAATTTCTCTTGGTGGAACTTTAGACCGTCTTCGTATCACCACAGTCAACGGCACAGACACCTTTGATGCTGGCTCAATCAATATCTTGTACGAATAAGGAACAGCCATGACACACAGAATTGTTGTAAATGTCCAAACAGGCGAAACCACACAAGTTCCATTAACAAATGAAGAACTTGCAGAAGCGCAAGCATTAAAAGCACAATGGGATGCAGAACAAGCAGCAAAACAACCAGAACCAAACTTGCTTGAAATGATTGCTCAATTACAAGCCGAACTTGCCGCATTGAAAGCAGCATGATGAGTGATGAATCCCTAGACACAAAGTTTTCTGTGCATGAGGCGGTTTGCGCCAAACGCTATGAAGCAATTGAGCGGCGGCTTGATGATGGCAGCAAGCGCATGAGCCGGATTGAGATACTGCTCTACATCACCATTGCAGCGGTGTTTCTAGGGCCTGGTGTGGCGGCAATGTTCGTGAAGAAAGTGATTGGCATATGATCGATCCGGTCAGCGCCCTAGCCGCAGTTCAAAGTGCTGTTGCCCTTATTAAGAAGGCAAGTAAAACTGTGGATGATGTTGCCAGTCTGGGGCCGATGATCGGAAAGTATTTTGAAGCTAAACATACCGCCACTAAAGCAGTTGCCCAGGCTAAAAAGCAAGGCGGCTCATCAATGGGCAAGGCAATTGAGATAGAACTAGCACTCAAGGCTCAACGCGATTTCGAGCAAGAACTCCAGAACTTGTTCTTCTCCACCAACAACATGGACATCTGGCAGTCCATCAAGAAACGCGCCTCAGATATGGATGCCGCTAATGCCGAGCAGTTGCAGAAGGATGCAGTTGCCGAGGCAAGGCGCAAGCGGCGTGAGCAGGAACTCAATGAGATCGTCCTTGGTGTTGGCGTAGCGATTGTTGCTGGCATATTCTTGGCATGGGCGGCGTATGAAGCCATTACCTTTTGCTCGGCTGCCACGGTTTGTGGGCGATGAATAAGATCATTATTGCCTTTGGAATTGTGGTGATGGCATTGTTCTTGATAATTCTTGGTGTGATTGATTCAATGCTGTCTGCATTTCCAAGGCGATGAGCAAGTGGTGGTGTAAAGAGATTCAGGACGGCTTTGCCAAGTGGTTCAAGCTGTTCTGCTATGGGTGTGGTGCGCTCTGGTTGCTGGACTTGTTGCCAAAGCTGCCCGATGAGTTGGCCGCGCCGATCGCTGAGAGGATTGTTGGTCTAGTGAAATGAGATTCTTGCTTATTGCTACCATCATGATCCTTGCTGGATGCGAGGATAGGTATCGTTATCCATGTCAGAATCCTAAGAACTTTTACAAGCCGGAGT